TCAATAATAGAATGCATTCAAACTCCTTATGTCCTTATCTTTATATTGCTTCAACAAAGACTTCAAGTAGTCATTATCAACCAACACACTTTCGTTGCTCACGATACCAGTGAAGTATAGTAGATGAGAAATCAGCGTCTTTTCCTTGTCAGACATATTAGCTCCCTTCTTTCTCTTTTCTTTTACCTGTTCTTGATAATTCAAGGCAGTGATAATCATTTGTGAAAAATAATAAGCGAATACGGAGAATGATTCAGTATGTGGATTACTCAAATCAACGTTACCAGTATTCATTTGGTCTGAATTTACTGTTTCCAATCCGTCTGCACAAAACTTCGCTATACTAGCAATAGCCGTCTTATTATCTATCACGATATTCTTCCTACCTATTTTCAAGGTAATACAAATTGGGCTTTTAAAGACTGCACCAAACGGAGTATCTCTTTTATAATCCTCACTGATAGCATTAACAAGTTTTTCTATCTGTTCTTTAGGGGATTCTTTTATTTCTATACCCTCCATACATTTACCCCAACTGCAATCATAGCAGAAAAGCAATAGATACCAAAACTTTTCAGCGTCTAAGCCCAATACGGCAAGCAATTCTTGAAGTTCGTTATTCTTTATGTATGAATCAAACGAGAATTTGCCTTTCAATATTCCTCTGTTGTACCTTCCTTTAAAAGTATCTGGCGTTTGTGACGGCAACATATATGCCTGTCCTGTTTCTTCATCATAATCAAAATCAGGGAAATATTCTTGTGTCACTGGATATATATACTCTAGCAACTCGCTATACTGGATTGAGAACTTATCTACTGGCTTCATAGTGTTTTTGTTTGCAATGATAATAAAAAAACAGCAAATGAATTTCTTCAAATGCTGTTCTTTTCCCCGAGATTACAGACAAAATCAATCATTAATATCCCAATAAGCATTTAAATCAACATCTTCATCAGAATCCCAGTCAATACCTAATTCATAATCATTGCAAACCTCATTCAAATCATTTTCAATGTCTTCACAATCATAATCTTCGTTAATCGTTATTTCGAAATATGCACATTGAGCCCCATAGCCACAGCCTGTAGGAGGTTGATAATATACATCACAATCGTAATCATCCAATGCATCGTAAATAGCATCTTTAATTTCCTTCCAGTGTTCCATAATAATATATTTTAGTTAATTATTGGATGCAAATTTACTTGTTTTTTTAGAACATCAATAATCTGCCCCCAATAAAAACAAACATTCTATCACTTTCTTTCGTCATCTATAAAAGCATAATGCCAGTCTCAATAAACCGAACACCACACCTTCATTTTTATTATTATTTCACAAAATAGTCTTCACGAATAGATGAATCCTCCGTATATGAAATAATAAGAGCAGATTCGCTAAATGACTTAACAGTACAGTGTACCGTTTCATCATCTGTATATATAAGCGTCAAGGCATTCCCCTTCTCATCATAGGAGTACTTACCATCTTCTGCCTTTTCATTTTCCACTAAATTATAGAATGTACCATTAGCTGAAAAAACAAGCCCTAATCCACTGTCAAATCCATTTTGTCCAGGAATACGGGTATGACCATCTTTAATAGATTTTGTCATCATCCACGTGCCTACTAGTGGAGAATCACTTTTATTTTCATCGTCACTACTGCAAGCAGCAAAATTCACACTCATAATCACAGCAATTATTGCCATTCCAATAAATCTTAATGTTTTCATTTTTATAGTTCTAATTATTTACATACTAGGATTTACTTCGTTATCATCTAAATCCCCTCCATTAAAGTTCATATCAACATTCTCACTTCCCATTGGGGTATCTTCTTCCTTAACCCCTAATGAAGAATCTGTACTGCTACCATTTACATTTACGTTAATAGTAGTCATTACATTACGTTTAGCCGTAATTATCTTCTCAAACGTTTGAGTTGCTCCATTAACTCGATTCCACGTTAATATTATGGTAAAGTCCTGTGTGTAGTTCTCTGCTTGCCAACACTCATAAATTTGCTGAAAAGTACACATAAATGACGTTTCTAAAGTACTATCATCTGCCGATACCTTAATATTAGGATTCAGACTATATGAACCAATAGAAAGTGTTCCGTCTATTGGTGGAGTTACAATAAATTTAAGCCCAAATGCTGTACGCTTCAAATCTATATTAGCAATTCCGCCTTTAGTTGGCACATAGTCTTCCAACTCACCATAGAATCTATCCATTTTAGGATAACTAGTACTAGAGTAATTATAACCTTCGTAATTGTTACGACTACTAATACTTGTTGTTCCACTTTTTAAGCCTTTGATATAAGTTGAACTAGTTGTAGAAATATTAAATTTGTTATTTAGCTTTATCCCTCTATAGCCATAGCCATTATTGGGGTTGTAATAATCATAAAATGGTGCATAATATGTATGATTATCATAATATAATGTATCAACATCATTCTTTACCATAGAACACTCAAATTTATACTTATACCCTCCAATTAAAGATATAGTCATATCTTCGATATTATCAAACAGTCCATAAGCATAATTCTGATATGATGAATTATCATCTTTCTTGTAATACACGTTAATACCATATATTTTCTTAGGAATAACTTCGGTTCTACTCAAAGGAGTTTCAGAAGTTGAAATAAATTCACCTCCTAAATCGAATGAGACAGTATAAATTTCTTGGTCGTTTTGTTCCTGTTCCTTAGACAGTAGTTCATCCTTATTATTACTACAAGAGAATAGAGTACTACTTCCTACAAGAAATAAACCTATAAATCTGAATATTTTCATTGTTACATAATCCGTTTATGCTTCTACGTTCCTTATAGAGAGCATTATTAATCTGGAATAAGTGTGAGGAACACAACAGAAGTTGCACACTTCTTTAATAGAACTGTAGTTAATTAGTAGATAGAATGCCTGTTTCTTAGATACTTGTATTAATGCCAACTGTTTCCTCCGTTGACGATTAAACATAAAGAAGGCGTGGAAACTATTGAATATTACTATCGTGAGGCTCTCGACTGCCTAGAATGGGTAATAAACAATAGCCCACGCCAGATATGTATATAATCCATCCATATAAGATGAGTATATAACACTGACGTGAGCGTTCTTGCCTACTATCCCCATTCCTTGAAATTGTCGAGATTTCACGATAGGATAATATTTAAAACGCTCTTTGTTAACTAATATGTCCTTCTAGCGCCTAAACCTAATATATTAAATTGCTAGAATTGGTGCAAAGATACAAAAAAAGCCTATAATCAAAACTATAGGCTTCGTAAAACTTAGAATCCCAAACTATTAATTGAGTAAACTGAAATATAGCTTCTTATTTCAACATCTTCACCTTCTAAATTTGCATACCCACTTATCCTATATTGTTGAGTTTGCATATCATCAGTCGTTAATATTGCTTTTCCTTCAAAACTTAAATTTCCTTCTCGATATTCTCCATTAAAAACCTTTATTTGAAGATTCTCAACTTTGGTTACCTCAAAATTAGAACTACCTTTTTTAAATGACAATTCAGGAGTAATCAGACTAGATATAATCTGTGACAATTCTTTTATTTCCATTATAATATTAATTTAAAAATTTAACAGACCAAAGGTACAAAAAAAGCCTGTAATCAATCAAGACTACAGGCTAATATTATTTACTCTTATAATGATAATCTATTCCAAATAAAGCTCCAACGAAAGTAAGCACCTCACCAAATGCTACCAGAATAGAACTATGTATGATACCTACAGGTACTACACAGAATCCTGCTATCAGTAATCCTATACCTACGACAACCAGTATGCAGGCTATTATTAATTGTATTTGTTGCTGATTCATAAACTCAAATAGACCTGAATGTTCCTGCAAATGTACCATCACTACTGATTTTAAACTCTGCTGCATTATCAATCCACCAACTACACATACCCTTAGTTGAGAAATTATATTTTCTCGCTACTAATTTTAATCGTCTTGGATAATGTCCGATTGAAATGTAGCGTACATCTTGCCCGTTATACATAAACGCATAATTATTTGTACATTCAATCCTTATTAAACCGGGATTTCCCTTAAATATCATTTCAACTTCAAGCCCTATAAATGTATCACTGCAAGGTAATATTATTGTTCTAGGGTCATTATCCTTATTTTTCGTAAAGAAGAAATTCAACCCATCCTTTAAATCAACTTCAAATGCATTTGCAAAATCATAATCATCAATATCTATAGTTTTAAACTCCTTCCTCGTACCATACTTTAAGTTTAGATTACCATTTGTATCCCAGCTAATATTTCCATTTGCTAACTTACCAGAACCATCGTCCTTCAATTCCCATTTTCCAGACAAGTTTCTTATTGCACCAGACAGATAAGCATTATTAGAATAAAGTCCATCACCAGACAGTTCGCCAAAATCAGTATCAGTAATTCCATCTAGATTACCTATTCTACTGGATACTGTGGAATCTGATTCAGAAGTACAACCTGTACGTATATCAATACAGCCATCATACGGATTCAGCAGGATAGAACTTTGTCTGGCTGCATCACTCGTATTGGCTATCCTTACTAAAGCATCACCAGTTTCTATATTGCCTAATGCTTCTATTACATTGCAGGTAATAGTTGTACCATCTACAGTAGTTACCTTTAAGACTATCTTCTTTGAAGATGAATCAAAAGTCTGGCTAAGTAGAATATCATCCACCCTAAAAACAGAATCACTGACTGTAAGAACCATTACATTATTTTCATTAGAAGTTATACCTGTTACTTGTGCTGAATCGGTGACATATAAAATACCATTCGTTCCCCTTACCTCATTACTCGTAATAGTAAAGACATCCAAACCTCCTTTTACTTTCAGATTGTCAAACTCTCCATTCTTGCCAGCGACAGAGTTAAATTTCACATCAGAATCAGTACTTAAATACTGATTTATTGTATCTACATATTCATTCTTATCTTGTTTGTTTTCATTCAAGTATTTACCCATATTGGCAGATAATGCCTTATCTTTACTGGAAGTTTCCAAATCATCAATTACCACAACTTTAGTACCAGCTTCACCTGATACTGTAGACTGTAAAACTGTACTTGAATAACTTCCACCTACATTCTTTAAATACTTGTTCCTGAAATTATGTGGTATATAGTTAGATTTTATTTCCATATTATCGTATTTCGTTCAATTCAACATCACATTTATTATTAATCAAATCGTATGTGATGGAATTGATTACAAAGTTCTTATTCAAGGTATTCTCTTTCAGGACTGAATTAAGCGATATACCCCTATTCTTTATTGAATTACTGTATCTGAATCGTGGCTTACTATAGTAATTCACATATTTATTAATACAGTGCTCTTCTGCTTTCAGTTTATCCAGTGAAGCTGTATCAGTCAACGTATCAACAAAGTAATACTCATCTCCTATCTTAGTAAGAACATAGCTATAACTGCCTGCGTGTTCGTTATAAGTATTGATTCTAAATTCAATATCATCAAAATCATTGACTATATTTTCATCAATTACATTCTCAAACTTCAAGTCTTCATCATACGTTTCATCATTAAAAATATCCTTCACATAATCAGATGTAGTATATTTCAATTTAACATCATTAATATGAAATGAATTACACCTGACAGGTTCTTTATCGGTACGTCTCATAGGAGTAGTTCCAAGTTGATTAGGAGCGTAAAGTTCAAATATCAACTCCCCTAATGTCATTTTATCAGATGGCAATGAAACGGCAACACCATCTTCACTTTCTGCCAGATTCATACGCCACGAAACTGTATTAGTCAATGAATAATCTGTATCAAACACCTTATCCCCTACTTTATTCTTATGCACCAGATAAAAACAGTCTTGCAATTTACATTCATCATAGAACCATTTCTCGACAAATACACGCTCATTACTGCTATTCATATATGAATACACATAATTTCTATCTGCATATCCACCGCTATACTTTTCACGTCCAGAAATAGAATCATATTCCCCTTTAGTAACAAATCGCCAGTAGCCGTATTCATCCAGATACTTATACCAAGTTGCACCTGCCCAAGTATTTGGACCGTTACATATCTTATAATAATTCCTTGCAACTTTATTATGATACTCTTGATAATTAACCCATCCATCACCATCATAGTACATCTTATCACCAATTGCAAGTTTACATTTAAACATCGTATCTGTAAATCCAGTGGAATATTTACCATCATAGTATTGTTCATCAGATGTTACAATACATTCTGCTGCATTCCAATCACCAGACAGTCTATAATTTATATCAATAATGAAAGTTCCACCTTTGACTGCTATAGGCAGCTTATTTTTCAATGACAATTGGACTCCGTCTGTTGTTTTCCATCCCATCAGACCGTAATCACTTATCGTAAAATATGTCTTCCAATTTAAAGAAGAAGGTTCATTGGCAGTCTCATAATATGCTGCCTTCTGCCAATAACTTCCGTTACTATCTGCATTCTGTGGCGTTACTTCTTCAATCGGAACAGCAAGAATAGAAGGTTTAGCCCACCACCAATTATTTTTCGATTTAAAGAAAGCATTCAGCAACGTATAATTCTTACCACTAATATCCCTTGTCGATTCATAATACTTATTTGCGTCTGCATTCTGATTTATAATATCATCCTCATCATTCCATTCAGGAATTATAGTATTATTAGAATTTGAATTAGCAACTACCACCACCTTATTATATAGCTCACCAATAGCTATACTGGCATTACTTTCATAAATATTCTGATTAACATTAATAACGGTGTTATCAAGTGCTACCACCGTATTACTATCATCTGACAGGGTATATTTAGTATATGAATTGATATTCTTAATAATATCATAGTCCACGAAGTAAATAGAATCACCATAATAATAGCAAGTCATACCCAGATACCTTGCAATATATTCTAATACGTCTTTACAATTCTCTGGTTCATTTGCTTCATCAAAAAAATTCCTATCAAGGATGAATAAGTTATTTAGTAAATCAGTAGTATCATTTATTTTCTTAGCGTTATGTACATAGACATTCTTTATTAGTTCATTAGTATCAATCTGGCTTATGATATGTTTGATTACCTGATAAAAAGACACTATAGACTGCTTTTCATTTAGATAGGTGTAGTTATAGTTACCAAGAGATGAAAGAATATCATTGAACTGCAAGGATAACAAATTATATTCTTCATTATAATCCGTACTGTAAAGACAGGGGACTGAATAACCACACCACAATAAAGAACCATTCTTTGAGATGGTACAATATATCTGGTTTCCTAATGCTGTGTAGAGATTAGCCAGTACCTTAGTTGTTAAGACATTAATCTGGCAATCTGAGCATTTGATTGGTTTGAATACATCATCATCTGATTCATAGTTAATTGAAACTGCATCAGCAGAACAGAGTAATTCAGAAGCTATCAAAGTTCCTCCTGAATCTCTGTATATTTCAATATTGATAGTATTCTCATCTATATCCTTAAAAGATGAGTTATATATTAATTGATAGCCCATTTTACCTTAGTCTGTTTGTTCTATTATTGTGTTGTTTTAAAACTCCAACCAATGCTTTATCTGAAATCTTAAATTCAACTTCACCTGACATAGCACCTCCTTTTACAGATGAACCACCGTCTAACAGGTTGAACAGATTGGACTGCTGACTTTTATTCAGAATCATTTCACCACTATTCACCCTAGCCAACACCTTATCACCAAAGAAGGAACTGCCATCAACTACACCACCATTGGCAAATTGTGGCATAGTGGCAAAAGCTGCTATTACAGAAGCTACAGCAGCACCAGCCAACAACCAACCTACTACTGGTGTTTGCGTGGCACTGGCTACGGCATTTCCTATAGACTCCGCTTTCTTTGCAGCAATAAGAGCTTCTATAGCAGGAATAGCAGTACCTATAGCTGTCATTAAATTAGCACTCCAAGTTAACCAAGCAGAAGCACCTTCATTTGTCATTTGGGATATAGAACCCATAACAGTAGCAATAGCTCCTAATGAAGTCGCATAATCATTATTTACTTTTACATCTTCTTCTGTTACAAATGGAGAAGTTAGTTTACCAATATCCTTTGAATTAAAGCCTTTAACAGATGGAATACCAGCAGGTTTTAAATCTCCCTGCTCCCTACTGTTATATTTAGCAGTAATATTCAGAACTATTTTTTTCTGTTCCAGTTCCTGTATCAGTTTTAGTGCAGATACTCTGGCATCGTTTGTAATGGCAGCAGCATACTTCTTTCTGGCTTCCGTTATCAGCTTATCCAATTCAGCAACAGAACCAGCAGGAATTACTTCTTCTGTTTTTACCTTATTATTTCCTCCAGCAGGTTTAAGACTATTCTGTAATTCCAATGTGCGTTTATCAAAATCATACATACGCTTTTTCAAATCATAAGCATATTCATAGTTTTTAATCATTTCACCTCTATTGGCATCATTATCCTGATTCAAGAAATTCTGCTTTTCAAGTTCTGAATTTTGTTGTTTGAACAGTTCCATTTGTTGCTTAATAGAAGACAGTTTTTCCCTCATCTGTTTTTTGGTTTCACCTGTCCATTCATTAGTATCACCTCTGGTAGAATTAATCCTGCCTTGTATTTGGTTTATTTCCTTTTCGTATGCCTTTAACTGGTCTTGATACTCCGTTAATGCCTTTTTCTCATTTCTAGATGAAAAATCATTATTATTGATTGATATATATTTATGTATATCATTAATATTAAAGTCTTTTCGTCCTGTTCTAATATTCAATGATTGAATAAGTTCTTCTTCTGCACCTCCCAAGACATCAGTAACATCTATTTTAAAATCGTCTTTCAACTTTTGCAAGTCTTTAAATGCCTTTTCCCGTTCCTGCTTGCTTTTGGTAGTATCTCTGATTATAGATTCATATTTCGTAAACTCCGTTTCAAAGACTTTAGTATTGAATCCCATTGATAACTTAGCATCATTCAACGAATCACGCAAAGCAGAAAGTTCTTTCAAATTCCTTATTGTAGAAAGAACACCGTTATTAAATGCTTCAAAACTGCCAGCAGACATAGACTGAAAGAATAAATCTACAGTTCCTTTACAGGAATTTAATGTATTGTCCCATTCATCATTAGTAGCCTGTGAGCTTCTTATTATCTTCATAAAAGCGTCACTGGCAGTAGTCGCAATTCCAATACCAGCAGCAAACTTTCCTATAGTACCTACTATATTGCCTGTTATCTGTTGAAACTCCTGTACTTGCCTACTGCTCCTAACTATGTTATTATTAAAACCAGATGAATCAAGTAATAGTCTGGTTACTAAATCAGCCATATATATTTAGTTTTGTGTGTTTATAAATTGATTAGCTTTAGCCTGTAGTCTGGCTATATCGTCTTTACTGATAGAAGTATCTTTTTCTTTGGCTTCATCCCAATCAAACTTCATAATATCAGTAGGTGATAACTGCTTGGTACTGTTAGTTTGGGCTATGATATAGCTTATCATCCTAGCCTGTTCCCAGCCAGTCTTATTCTTATATTGCAGATTCTCCAAGATTGCCTTCACCTCATACATTTGCATACTGTCCAGAAAATAATCAGGTGTTATACCTGCTTCCAGAACTATCAAAGCATACAATTCGCTAATCGTTACTTTTTTTTTGAATCTACAGTATCACATATGAATGCAGACTGCTTTTCCATCTCCTTAGAAAGAAAATCCTGTAGCTGGATAACTAAGGCTGGTTCATCATCGCATTCATTAATAAAGTCCTCGAATGTCATTTGCAAATCTGGATTATTGGCTACCAACAGGCTATAATAAAACAGGTAGTAATCCGTCAGATTCTCCAATCTGAATACCTTGCCTGTTATCTGTTCAAACACAAACATAGCTCTGATAGTATATCGTATATTATATGCAGTACCTTTAATTTGAATTTCCATAGTATATAAATAAAAAAGGGGAAACTGTAACAGCTTCCCCAGTGAATATATTACGCTACTTTAGGTGATAAAGCCCCTGTTCCTTCCAAAGTAACAGAATAAGTAGCATTGTCATTATCTGGAGCATTAGCAGTAATACTGGTGATAACTACCTTGCCTGTATATCCACCGCCAGCAGTCCAGCCATCGGCAGGCATACCTGTGTCACTGTCTGCATTGGTGCATACAGCAAAAGCAACAGTCAGTTCTTCCCTGCTTATCCAGCTATTTACTAAAGCATTAAAATCTTCTACACTATATAAATTGTCAGTTGTAATTGACCAGCTTAACTTGCTTACAGCTTTACTAGTCCACTTACCACCGTCTTTTGATGAAGTTTCCAAAGTGTTTCCTGTTAAGGAAAGCTGGCAACTGGTTGAAAATGCCAATGCTTTATAAGCAGTACCAGCACCAGTTGTATCTTTAAAAATCATCAGGTCATTACCTCTAAGTATTTTGTTTGCCATTTGTGTTTATGTCGAATGTTAAATTCTGAATGAATGTATCTTCTATGTATTCTTCATCTGCGCTAATCATCCTTATATCATTTATTTCTACTCCTGCAAAGTTACCCCTTCTACCTTCTAAAGCATCCCTTACATAGTCTGCCAGTTCAATGGTATCTATGTAATCTTTAGAAGCTATAACTACATCAACCGTAACAGATTCATTAACGGAATAACTGCCTTTAGTGTAGTTTGGTGTGATATTGGTTCTTTTATAAATGATAAAAGGAAAAGTGGTGGATTCTTCAACTATCAAAGGATATATCTTAGAACCTACCTTTTCTTTTATCCTGCCATCTTTCTTTAATAAATGATAGATAGCCTTTCCTATTTGTAAGCTCATTTTTTATTAGCAATCCTTGTTATTGATTCTTCAACCATTTGATTTATATTATCGAAGATGGCACGTTCCTTATTATCTTTGGCAGTCCTGAAAAAGTGAGAAGCGTTCATTCTACCTCTGTTAGCTCCATTTTTTCTAAGCTGTCTGGCAGATGTTCCCATCTCAAAGAACTTTAACCTAAAGTCGCCCATTATATGAACTTTCGCTTCTGTTGCTTCCTTGTCCACTTTCATCTTTACACCATTGCCTAAAGTTTTGCCGTTCCATCTATTCTTATGATTTATTGCCTTACCTACTACGCTTCTTAGTTGTGTTTTCGTTTCCTTTTGCAAAATTCGTCCAGCTTTCCGTAGTGCATTCTTATACACATTCTTTTGCTGTCTGCTATTAAGTTCACTAAACATTCTTAGCACTTGTGAAGCGTCTACAGTTACACCGTTATTCATTAATAAGCTCTCCTATGATTTCTGTAGATTGTTTTGCCCTGTCTGAATTGATAGCCAGTATCCTATACTTCTTACCTTGATAGATAATTCTCATTTGCTCGTTTACCTTATGGTAGTACCTGATTGTGAAAGTCAGTGTATAAGAAGTAAATATTTCATTATTCTGATTAACCCTGTTACCAGAATTAAACTTAATGTTGGCTCTTGTTTGCAGATAGTCTACCCATTCCATAGAAGTAGCCCCAAACTCATTTTTAACTGGTACTGATTCCTGTAGTAATATTGTCTCTGTCAGTAACCCTGCCCTCATAGTATATAGTATTAATAGCCGTACTGTAATCCAGTTTCACCGCTTATTTTTACTGCACTACATAATTCAGGATTCCAGCCAGGATAAAGAACCGTAGTTATAAACTTCTCTTGTCCAGCAGGTCTAATTTCTACAGTTACTTCATTATCATTGGTATTTTTAATGAGAAAATAAAATTCTGGTGTGAATACATCCTCTGTTATATCATCCATTCTACTAACCTGTGTAGACGTTGCCCTACCGTCTCTATTATGTATATAGTCAATCATACTTCTTTGTAGTTTTTATAAAGTGAAATTAGATAGTCAAATGTATATGGCACTTTATTAACGGATGAATAAGATACTGGCTCACGATTGGCATATAGATTACCAATCAACAGCAGAATAGCGTGAATAACAGCAGGTGGGGTAAATTCCCCATCCACTGCTAATTCATCCAGTTTCAGATTCAAATTACGTGCTACTGCATCCTCTGCAACATCAATTAGTCCAAGTATATATAAATCATCATCCTTGAAAGAATCATCCAAAAGAAGGTGCTTCTTAGCTTCTTCCAGTTTGACGTACATATTATTTTAAGATAGCTTTTTGGAAAGAACCTGTTCTTCTTGGTTTTGCATCGAAATATGCATTGATAACCAATCTTACTTTACCGTTAGCTGCTTGTGTGTACGGGTCTACTGTTAAGTCAATCCCACCCCATTGTCCAATAACAAAATCTTCAAAGTGTCCCATTACAACACCCTTACTGGTAACATTGGATGTACAATATACTGGATAACCGTTCACTTCATTTTCTTCCATCAGACAACCAGCACAACCGACACAAGTATGTACACCACCGTCAGTTACATTGTAAAGAGCGTCTTTAGCAGTCGTTTTCAAAATACCTTTTGCAGATGGCGATACAATGAAACATTTGTTTCCTGCTACATTAGCCTCTTCCAGTGCAGTTTCCATATCAACCAATCTCTTATAAGTAATATCCTTTGTTTCAGGAGTAACGCCATTAAAGATACCGGCAGGCATAGTAGCAGAACCAGCAGCACTACCCAAGATTGTAGCTTCCAGTTTGTCTGATATAGCATTTACAATGTCACGTTTAAGCATCTCTTCTGCACTGGCAGAATCCTGAATCAGGAATTGTTTGGAAACGTCTACATAAGCGGTTAGTCTCTTTGGTTCTAAGTTTACTTCACTGAAATCACCTGCACCGTCTGTAGCAGCAGCAACTTCACCAGCCCAGCTAACATTACTTCCAGAATAAGCAGGAATAGAAACATTACCTACCAGTCCAGACAGATAGCTTGCACCAGCTTTAACCATTACTAAATTAGCTCTCAATGGTTCTAACAGAGCCAGTTTATCTTCTGCTACAGTTTCCTGTCCTGCACCTTCTACAGTTGCTTGTACAATAGCTCTTTCCTCAATCGGTAATACGATTTGTCCAGAATAGTTCTGTCCTGATTTTCTAAATTCTGCAATACCAGCAGATACAACTTCCTGCGCTCTTTCGTCCAGTTGTCTGCTATTGGCTACGTCATTAATAGCCTTTAAAAGTGAAAACTTCTCTTTTTTCATAGATGTATTATTTGTGTTTGTTAGTTTTGTCTCGCTTGCAATCTTTCTTATTTCATTATCTATGTCTTTCAGTTCATCAGCAATAGAATTAAATTCAGCGTGTTCACCTTCATTTAATCGTCTGGTTTCCTTCTCTGCGTTGGAAACTATTTCCTGTGCCCGTTGCTTTAACTGTTCTTTTTTGTCTAACAGTTCTAAAGTGTTCATTATTGTAGTTTGTGTCTTAGCTCCCTATAATAGTCAGTCAAATCTTCCTTATCAAATGATTCCAACTTTCTAAGTGCTACACTCGTATCAGGATACGCTTCTTTATAGACAGGTGACACATCAAACAGTTCTTTGAACTTATTGATAGTCCTGATATAAGAACCATTATCCTTCTTTGTCCAAGTATCAGAATCAATGGTAAAAGCAAAAGATGAAGTAGTAATATCACCTCTCTTTAAACCTTCCAGCAATTCATCTCCTAGATTTGTACAAGGTGCTTCAAAGCTATATTTAAGACCTGTAGAATCAACTTCCAGTTTCAAACTGCCTGCACCGTATTTGGAGCGTGCCAGAATACCCCTGTCCTCATTATGATTCAGCAGGCATAAAATATCTGACTGTTGTAGCACTCCTTCCAGTGCCGTAGGTTCTATAACTTCTGTAAACCCGCCTAAATCTCTAGATTCAGAATTGAATACTATTGCATAACCCTCAACAATTCTGGAATCTTCGTTTCTTTTTTCAATTTTACAATTTCGTGTTTCTTTCATAGTATCGTAGTAATCCCTTATACATATATTACCTTTACTCTAGTATCTCCCAGACAGGGATTATCAGAGCAGTAAACAATATATTGTTCGTTATATCCTGATTCATTGGTGTAATAGAACTTGGCTACTTCTCTGAATCCTCCTTCAAATCCACCTACACTGAATACGGCTTCTCCATAATGTGAAGGATAAGCAAAACATATATATTCATCCTTGCCTGCATTTACTCTGAAATTCATTTCTGTAGCTTGCCGTAGTTCTTTTGTAAGAGATTCAATAAAGCTGGAATCATAAGTAGTAGAAGATGATACACCGTAATATATATTATTCATAAACTTAATATCAATAGTTTTAGATTTGATGGTAGTTCCATCATTTACCTTTAGTGTGAATGATTTATTGCTGTTGAATAGAGTATCAAATGTGAAAGAACTGCCTGTCACAGGTACATCATTAATAAATTGTTCCGTTGCTGGCTGGCTTAACTTCCAAGTCAAAGTAATACTGCTAATGTTAGTTCCTATTTCCTGTACTGGTGCTACATTGCTAGTAAATGAGGTTATATTAATAGCTTCATACAGCAATGAATCCAATGTGTCTTTCACAGTTGTACTGTCATATCCTACATTTTCAGCAAGTAAATCGGAACTTGTTACGAACTTGGAATCATTTATTAAATCAGACGTGAAATTAGGTATTTCACTAGTATCAGCTTTAGCAGCCAGTGCTTCTTCCAGTTCTTTTAGTTCCTTATTAATACCTGTCGAATCAAAATCAGATAAATTAGTAAGCTTGGTTTTATCTTCATTAGTATAATCATTAGTAGATAATCCTTTGCCAGATTCCTTATCAACCTTTTTTGCCAAGTCTACAACATTGGTAAACTGTGCATCATTGGAAAGCTCCGTTGTATATTTGGGAACTTCATCTTTGGAAGCAAAGTTACTATCATTCACTAACTGACTAAGTTTAGTAGGTACACTATTTATATTGACATAATTACAGTCATTTTGCAACTCGCTTACTTTGGTAGGTAAATCATTTCTAGTGATAAATCCCATATCATTTATCAACTGGCTTAGTTTAACCAGTCTTTCCTTTGATTCAGAACAGCAATATTTTAGACCATCCTTATCTGCTACTATGGTATAAGCCCTAATCATTTTATAGCAGTGACTATCATCATTCTTTATAAATGTACAGATAACATTATAGTCTCCCAAAAGCATTTCCTGCTGTTGTTCGGCTGTTACCTCAAACTCAATGCCTTTCACTAAAGTACTGTCATAAAGAACAGTATCCCCTAAATCTTCTTCCCTCTCTTTAAGGACTATATCAACTATTTTGGCATCTGCTACATATTTCTTGGATGGAACTGTAGAATGTTGATACATTACCTTCAAATCAGTAACAGCAGATAAATCTATATAGCCGTTACAGTCCTTTATAGTCCAAGTAAAGCTAAAATCATTCCCCTTGATTATATACCTCATTGTCTTTTTCTGTTTGCTTAGTAACTGCATTATCTAGTGTCTGTACATTCACCTGTACAAATGATTTGTCACCGTTTTCAATAGCTGGTAAATCCAGATTCTTTCTGATTTCATTTGGAGTAATCACACCAATCTGGAACAGCGTATTATAATAACTAGCCAGACTTGCCTTATCTGCTCGAAGAAGAACGGAAGTGTCAAAACGAACATCTATATTATTCCTTTCAGACGGCTTATACAGTTTACGTTCAAATTCCAGTTCTATCTTTTCCAGTAGTGGTGAAAGCGTATCAGTCAAGAAAGCCAGTTGAGTAGCTTCTACTGTACTATAACTGGACTTGGACAAATCAAAAGCCTTGACTGGCGACACACCGAAAAACCTGCAAATATCAATCACATTGAACTGTCTAGTCTCCAATAGTTGTGCATCAGACGGATTTACGGTTATAGGCTGAAAAGTCATATTGCCTTCCATCACAGCTACACCATTGGGAGTACCAGTAATGGAATTAAAAGCACTACTCCAAGCTGTTTTAATGTCCTGCTTCTGTTGTGCCGTCAATGAGGATTCCACTTTAATAATGCCAGCCAGATTAGCACCACCTTTGAAAAATCCTTCTGCGTGTGCTTCTGAATCAGCAGTTAACCCTAGTGTATTTCTGGCGTGTTTTAAAGTACTTATACCTGTAATCCCATCATAACTAAAATTCAGGATATGAATCATATTGATAGCTTCTACCAATTGATTCATCCCTGTAATGTTATACATCTTTTTTCCGTTTTTAAAAGTGACTGATACTGAATCTGATTTTAAGAATATCAGTTCTTTGGCATCACCTTTTTCATCTCTGTTAATAAGAGCATAGCCATTACCTGTAAGAAGTACGCTGGTAACCAGTGTCTTGATAAAAGTAAATCTGCTCATTTGGTCGTTCGGTTCTCTGTTTAATAACCAATATGTAGGATGCTTGGTAAACTTGGTTTTAAAACCCTCATCATCTACATAATACGGTTCTAACGGTAACTGTGCAACAGAATCACTTATCACGTCTACACATCTGTAAACGGCAGATAACAGCATAGCTTTTGATTCTGAATATGTAGTAGCTGAATTATAAAATAGAGAATCTGAAAGAAAGTTATAGCTGCGTTCTTCTTGTCTGGCTTCTTTCTTTTTAAATGGATTGAAATTGATATTGAGTTTCATTAAAATGTAAATATTTGGTTTGTGTAGTGTGGTACTTGCAAATACATACCTAAAGCCTGTATCATAGATATAGTTCCATCAATCTTCTTTTTGTCTACTTGTTTGTTAGGTTTGATATTGCCGTTATGGTCTGACTTCAAAGTCACATTCCTAAAGCAATACCTGTTTATTTCATTATTGTCTATTGCTGCCTTCCCAGATAATATAAGCCGTTCCATCTCTCTGGTAGGCTTATTAAAGTTAGCTAATGTCTGTGCGTATTCTTCCAGTGGTAATCCTTTTTCTGTAGCACTTATAGCCCACTGTGTAGCATTATACTTATCATATCCTACAGCCTGTATATTAACTATTTCTGAATATTTAAGCATATCAGTAGTTATGTAATCATAATCAGTAACATTACCAGCAGTAACAGTAAGTAAGCCAGCCCTTTTCCATAGCTTATAAAGTTCCTTGTCTGTCTTATCTGTAAGTGCCGATTCAGGAAGGTAGTAATGAGTTTTGAAATAGTATTTATCACTATCAATGACTAAATAAGATACAGCGGTTAAATCACTGGTAGCAGCTAAATCTACTCCAACATAACAGGATAAGCCTTTGAATTTTGACAGGTCTACTGCTTGTGTACACTTTATAATACTTTCATCAGACAGCCAGACTGTAGCACTGTCACACCATTGGTTAAGTGTCTTGGTACGTACTCCCACTTCATCAGAAGGATTATTAATAGCCTGTTGTACTTGTCCTTTGATGTATTTGCTGGTAACAGTAATATTCAAATTAGGAGCAACTTTCATCCAGTTCTTTTCACTTCTCCAATCATCAGCAGCATCTAAAGAATAGATGGCAATAAACATTTCATCATCTGCTTTCAATTCATTAAGCACTTCTATAGCTACAGTTCTTAATTGGTAACAAGGTAAAGTTTTGTCGAATCCAGCAGTAGTAATAGTACACAGGTGTGGATTCTCACGCATACCCATACTGGATTTTATTACATCCCTTACCTTACTTGTCTTGGCAGCGTGGTATTCATCCAGTAAACCGAAGCTGGCATTAAATCCATCCAGCTTGCTATCATCAGCAGCAAGTACTTTCAGTTTACTATTGGTAGCCTTAAACAGAATATCAGCCCTGTAAGCTGTCAAATATTTGCCTTTGGTATCCAGTCCCTTACTAAACTTGGAACACATATCAAAAGCTATCTTTGCCTGTTCCTTACTGTTTGCTGCCAGCAAGACTTCTGCACCATCTTCACCATCAGCAATTAGATAATACAAACATAAGGCGGCAGCTAAAGCAGTCTTGCCTTGCTTTCTGGATACTTCTATATATGAACTGGTGAATCTCCTAGTTCCTGTATCCTTCCAGTAAAATCCTAGTATATTAGCTATAATAAACTGTTGCCAGCCTTCCAATATGAAGTTACTGCCAGCGTGCTTGCCTGTATAGTGTTTCAAAGTACCAATAAAGCTAATAGCTCTGTCTACTACATCTTCCCTAAACTCCAAATCGTCCCTCAATAAGTCATTCTGGAATCTCCTACAAGCCAGTTTTATTGTATCGCCTGTTATTATTTCATTATTAAGAACCTTACTTGCATACTCATAGTAAAGTTTCATCATCTAACTTCTTTCTTACCAGCAACAATGAACTGTTCCAATGGTGTTGATTCCTCATCATCCGTTTTATCCATCTTTGGTAATTTGGTACGTGCTTTGGCTGTCAGTCCAAATTCCAACATAACTTTCATAGCCTGTGTTTGTGCATCCTTTGCTACTTTTACCAATGGATGTGGTGCTATATTACCTCTATCACTGGTAACTGTCAAACCGTCTATTTCCAACTGTTTGGATGCCTTGATAAATGTGCTGTAATTTCTTGCCAGCATATCTAAGGCAGCATTATCTATATTCTCTAAAACACCTCTATTTTCAAGCTCTGCAAGTACTCCTTGTATGTATTCAGCAGCTTCTTTCTCTATACCTTTGGGAATTGAATATTTCTTCATAGTATTACGTTTTTTATTTTCTAAATAGTAAAGCTAAAAAGGTACTCAATTACACATAAAGAGACTATAACACAATTAATTAAGAATATAATACATTCATTTTGACACCCCGTTTTATTTCAGTAAATTTGTATAGAATTAAAAATCAAACACTATGGAAAGAAGTAAGCGTCTCCGCGATTCTATCTTGTCGCCCTTTTTTCATTCTTATATTTTTGCTATGTATAAAAATGAAGCATTATGGATTTAG